AGTTGCTGCTGGACAAGCGAACGGATCGTCTGTGAAAGATCGCTTGCGCCAGTTTCAGATCGACCGAATCGTCCTCGTCGTGCCATTATGCTTGTACCTCATTAGTAGCGGTTGGGGCTGGTAGGAGATTCTGTTCTCCCGGAGCTGCTGCGTTGGCAGCATTTGCCTCAGGCGGCAACTGCGCTTGGTTCTCTGGCTGGTTCAGTGACTGGCTTCCAGCAACTGCTCCAGACAAGGAACGCTGTGCGTTGAGCGCCTGCTCTTGCGTGATTGCCATTTGGTTCTGCATCGCGCCCTGCTGCTGTTCCATCTGGGCCTGTTGCTGCATCATCTGCATCTGCTGCATCTGACCAGCAACCTGCGCCATCGTGGCAACAGCGGCTGGGTTGAGGGTGGCATCCGTCTGTTCGTCGCGGATGAGCTCCTTCTCGCCAACTGGATCTTCCACGCCCACGCGGTCCATCGCACGCTCTGCCGACCATAGTCGGTTCTGTACAAGGTTGATCGCGGTGCTGGCAAGTTCCAGCGTGTCTCGCGGGGTAAGCTCTGGCGCAATGATCTCAATGCGGTATTCGCCAGCAATGAGGCGCTTGACGTCGCGGTCCTTTGCCTCCCAGATGCGGGCGCACATTTCCCAGACCTTCTTCATCCACGAGTAGAACACCTTGCGCTTTGGCGCGAGGCGGGACTCGTAGTTGGCAATGAGCGCGGCGATGGCGCGGGACGAACCAAGCACCTGCGCGGGCGCGAGGCCAAGGAGCAAGTCGTTGAGTCCAGTCGCCACGGTCAACTCTCGGTCAATGCGGGCGACATAGTTTTCAATCTGGAACTGTGGAATGAACGGCTGGATGGCACGGAGTTCGTTGCCTGGACCAGGCGTTGCCACGCGACCCGGCTTTGGCAGCGCGTTCGGCGGTACCTCGTCAGGCGCTTCGGCTCCGACCAACTGCCACATCTGACCACCGACGATGGACTGGATCATCTGCGCCATTGCAGTGACCCGTTCGTCTTTCTCGCGGAGGAGCTGCTCAGGATCGTAGAGCGCAGGCTTGCCGTATGGGCTGCCTGGGATCTTCCCGTTCGGGAGGTGGATGTACGGGATCTGTCCGCCGTACTCTGGATGTGCCTCGTTCTTGACGAGGGTATTGCCCACGTAGATTGCATTGTACACCAGCGGCGCATTGCCTGCGCCCTGTGCAACCTTGTACCAGTAGTCGTAGACCTCGATCTGCATCTGCTCGTAAGCAGTCTCGCGTCGGAGCGGATTTCGCTCGAAGGCGTTCGCCCACACGTTGCCGATTGGGTCGTCGTGGCTACCACGGCTCGTGTACGGGAACCACTTCTCGCCCTGCTTGACAGGGATGACGTTGACGCCGTAGTCCTCTTGGATGGACTGTGGCGACATCCCGTAGGTGTAGAGCGCCCAATCTAGTCGGTTGTAGTCGCTGTTGCCGAAGCCGAGGTAGAGGTTCTCTGGTCGCTCAATGATCGTAATCTTTGGCACGCGCTCAATCGGATCCCAATAGACCTTGGCAGCGGTGTGCCCGTAGAGTTCCTTGAGGAGTGCAGCCTGCTCCAACTGGAGGTCCATATCGTTGGCTTCCCACCAGCGGAAGTAGATCTGCTCGCGCCACTGCGCAGCCTGACGGTCCTCTGGCGTCTGACCAGTTGGGACGTAGTTGATGACTGGTCGCACCGCCTGAATCGCCGCAGGGATCTGGACGTAGGCGTGGTGGATGTTGACCGAGACGTGGGCGCGGCCAGCGAGGCGGGCGCTTGGATCATCGGACCAGTGGTCGGCGCCACCAAGGGTGACGGTCTCTGGGTGGTAAAGGTTGTCCATACGGCGGAAGAGCGCCTTGAGGCGGTTCTGCTCTGGATCGACCAACTGCTTGCGACCAAGGATCTCTTGGAGGAGCGTGTAGTCGTCGCTGTTCTTCGGATCAATCTCCTGCGCAACGAGCGAGGACTCCAGCATCTTGAGCGATGCAGCCTCGGATGGCGAGAGCTTCTCTACGTTCGGCTGGATGCGGAGGGTGCCCTGACCGCCACGCAGACCAGCAGAAAAACCTCCAGGGGCGCGGCGGCTGCCCTTGGAGGTTGCGTTCATAGACGATGGTTCTGTAGCGATTGGAGCCGACTTCGGCAATGGTCCGTTGGCTGCCCCGGCTGGGGAGCCGAGGGATCCGCCGCCAGAGCGATTGACCTTCGTTGGTGATGTGGCAAGCGGTGCAGTTCGGGCAACGCGGTCGCTGATGACTGCGCCCTTCTGTAGTCGTCGCGCCTTGTCGATGGCTTCGCCAATGGCAGCAATCTGCTCTGGCTTTGCGACCTCTGGGTCAGTGGTGTACTGACCTGGTACGCCTCGCGTATCCTGGAACACTGCTGGAATCTTACGAACTTTAGCCATTAATCACTTGCTCCAAAATAGGTGAAGGTTGGATTCTCCACGCCCTTCTCAGGATTCCGCAGCGCGTGTCGCACCGCGATTGCCAGCGCCATTACGGCGTCTTGTTCTAGTTTCTTGTCATCTAGCCGATACGCTAGAAGCTGTCGCTTGAGTTCGTCCCAAACACCGCCGACTGGGAGTTCGATCTGACCCTTGTCGATGACTGCCTTCAGATCGTTGAGGAGTTCCACCTTCTTCGCCTTGGTGCCACCGAAGTCAAACCCTCGGAGCGGGCGGATCATTGAGAACTCCTGCTGGAAGAGCCTGCCGCCGAGACCAGTGGAGTCCACGATGGTCGTGCAGAAGGCGCCGTCTTGGCTGTAGAGGAGATGGCCCTCGCGGACCATATTCACCACCGCAGAGATGCTCTGCTTCCCGCCGCGCTTCCTGACTCGCACTCCGCGAATCTTGGATCGGCTGGTGATGTCCAGCGTGATCGCCCACGTCGCATCGTGTGAGATGCCGGGATCTACGCCTTGGATGTAGCGGTGGTTCTTCACTGGCTTCACGTCATCCTCTAGCGGCTTGTATGCCGCGAGGATTGACTGGCTCCAGAAGAAGGCATCCCTCGCCTCGATGAAGTATCCGTCAATGTTCTGTGGGATGAGGTACTCCGCCTGTTGGCGGATCACGTCGTCAAAGTTATTCTGTGTCAGACCGTACCCGACGTTGTCCCTCGTGGAGAGGCGGAAGGAGATGAACTTGTCATCTCGCGATGGGTTCTCTGGATTCCCGCGTTCCCAGAGTTCTGCGTAATCGTTGATGCCTTCGCTCGGTGTCCCGATGAAGTGGAGCGGACCACCAGTGGAGAGTCGGCGGAGGTTGAGCACCTCTTGGTAGATCATCACAAGGTGTGGCTCAAAGGCCGCCTCGTCGAATGAGATGCCGTTCATATCCTTGCCGAGCAATGCCTTCGCTCGGTCTTGTGTGGTGCGGAAGTGGATGCTTGCTCCACCGACGATTGGATTGAACTTGACCCACGCGTACTCGCCTCGGTACTTCTTCTGGGTGTCAATGACCTTGCCCAGCTCGCGCATTATAGCACATCCGCGACCCTTCTGCGCTGGATGCGAGGAGCCGAGGATTGCCTCGATTTCGCGGAAGACCAGCTCTGCGGTCTCTTGCTGGATGCCTACGTGGTACCACTCGTACGGAGCATCGCTCCAGCGGCGGTAGGACTCTGGGTCTCCCGGGGTGGGGTTCTGTAGTCCTAGTTTGTATAGCGCGTGATGGAGGCACACAACAGCCATAGCAAGAGTCTTTCCTGCACGGTTACCTGCTGATACGACCGTCGTGATGTAGCGCGGGCGGTAGCCCGTTTCGTCACGCTCGGCGCACGCTTTCCACCATCTTGATTGCCCAGGGTTCCCCTTAATACCGAGCCAACGTTCTGCGAAGAACTCGATGTCATCTCGCCCGCGAGCGAGGTCGCGTGCGATGTCAGTGTTGAGCGGCTTCAATCCTTCCTCGCCTTAAGGCGAGAAGAGATGTTCTTGGACTTGGTGCGAGCATCCGCCTTGCTACTAGCACCCCAAGCCTGAAGCGAGAGAAGGAGTCGGGTCGGGCGCCCCTTCTCGTCGCGTTCAGGACCTGGCATATTGCCCATACGAGCGAGGAACGAAGCGCGGCGGGGATTGTCTCCACTCTTGACCGGAGCCTTGAGTGTCCCGCCTGTCTGCGCTTTATACGAAGCCCGACCCTTGGCATTCAACCCGCCCTTGGGGTTCTGCCCTTCTTTACGTTGCCACGCTGCGCTCTTTGGCATTACTTCACCTCATTGTGGAAATACAAAGTCCCAGGAAGGAACTTGATGGACTGGGCGACGGCGGCAATCCTGTTGATGAAGGTGCCGTCTGCCTCATAGTGGCGGTCTGTGTACCCAGCCTTGCGGGCCACGTCAACCTTGGCGATGTAATTGCCAGAGGTGGAGCTCCCAAGTTGGAACCGTGGAGTAGCCGCTTTAGACCACCCGCAGTATACCACATCGTTGCCAAGTTCCGCTTGCCACATCATCTCCGCGATGTAGTGCGGGTCGTAGGAGTCGTCGTGGTTGAACCAGCCCG